TAATCTTTTCACCTTTCATCCAACCGTTGTATTTCACAACACCTTCCTCAAGATCACTTAATATATACCAATGTAACAGCTTATTCTTTTCTAGCTGCTTAACATATTTTTGCTCCATCTTAGAATCATGAGCTGGTCTTTTTAAAACATATACTGGTAAATGCCAGCTATGAGGTTTGCAACCACTTTCAACTCCTTGTTTGTCCCTTGGTTTTATATTAGTTTGTTTAGCAAAAAAATCAAAACCTATTAAGTGTATATCTTTATACACTTTTACTTTTTCTATAAACCATATAAGACTTATAAAACCTGCACTAGGTCTATACTCACTAGTATCGATCATATCTTTATTAAACCTATTCTTCATAAGATCTATAATCTCTTGATCTGAATACATAAACTCATAAGGCATGTTCTTAGGTAAATGTTCTTCTAACTTCCACTCTTTTAATACAAAATTACCTCTACATCTATTAACTAAGATCTTAGTATTTTTATATTTACCTGTTGCAAAGTTTTTTCTATTCTTGTGCCATTCAGGAGCTCTAAACTGACCTGTTATCCATATATCACATTTACTACCTAACTGTTTTTGTTGTGTTTCGTTGGCTGATATAGCTCTACCAAATCTAACAACAATATCAAACCCGTCGATAAACTCAGCAAGATTATGTTCCATCATCTCAACTGAGTTACCAACAAATAATACTGATTTATTTTTTACAAGCTTTCGTATACTGTCCACCATGCTAATGATTTTTCTGCACCTTTAAATTTATCAAACCAAGGTCCACCATTAGTATAATGTAATGCTTTAGCATCGTTACACTCGTAGTGACCTACTAAACAATTATATTCTTTAGGTATATCACCTATACTTTCTGCCCACCTTAACTCGTGTAGCTCTGATGGTTTCGCTTTGTCTAAATATTCTTTTGTTAGATGTTTTAATTTAGAACAATTAAAAATAACTAAGCTTGACCAGTTTTTTCTAGGATAAGATTTGTTTTCTATACCGTCCATTTTAGTTCCAGTAGCATTATAATATTCATGCTTTACTACAGCTATATCATTATCACCTAGGTAGCTTACTAACTCCATGGGATCACATTGCCATAAAAAATCATTATCACAAAACATTGCTATACCGTCATATCCACATAACAAAGGCACATAAAACCTGGTAAACGAAAACTCTGTTGATTCACCAGGTACATCTTTTCTACCGTATACATCTGTATGTTTTAATTTAGCTTTATCTAAGTAGTATATCTTTAATTGTTTATTAAAGTCTAACATAGATTTTCTACAAACTTGAGTTGCTTGTGGAAACTTACTATCATGCCCTATAAATATTCTCATAATTGTTTTAGTATTTCTTCAAATTTATCTAGCTGTATCATATTAGATCCGTCACTCCAAGCAGCACTAGGGTTTTCATGTACTTCAAAGAAATAACCATCAACACCTAAAGCTTTACCAACTTTAGCTATAGGTAAAGTATATTTAGGTTGACCATCTGTTGTACCGCCTGAATTTGGTCTTTGTGTAGAGTGAGTACAGTCCATTATAACTGGTACACCTAATTCTTTCATATCAACTATTTGTCTAGGATCCACAACAAGATCACCCATGCCAAACATACTACCTCTTTCGGTTAACATTATTTTATTGTTACCTGTACTTTTAACCTTGTTTATAGCATGTATCATACTGCTACCATTTACAAACTGTCCTTTCTTTATATTAACAGTATCAAACGTATTACCTGCTGCAACTAATAAATCAGTTTGTCTACATAAGTAAGCTGGTATCTGTATAATATCTACAGCATTAGCTTCAGCTAGTTTCTGTGCGTGCCAAGGTTCATGTATATCTGTGGTAATCTTACAACCCATTAAATCTTTTAACTCAACAAATATCTCTATAGCTTTATCTATACCGATACCTCTTTTAGAGTTTACAGATGTTCTATTAGCTTTGTCAAATGATGCTTTAAAATAATAATCAAAGCCATATTTGTCTGCTAATGATCTACATACATCAGCTATTTCATGTGCTTGTATTCTACCTTCTAGACTACACGGTCCAGCTATTAAGATCGGCTTCTGTGTTGATTTCGATTCCATTATATTCAGTTTTAATTACTTCTATTTCGTAGTTAGCTAATATCCTATTTTGTTCTAAGTTCTCTGACTTATATTTGTCCTTCATAGTTCTATATGCTTTTAACAAATAAGGGTTATAACCATATATACCTAAATGTCTATCACCATAACCTATGTCAGATCTTGTAAACCATAATGCTTTACCTGATTGATGTATAACTTTCACATCGTCAGGTTTAGCACCTTCAGTATAAGCTGTTAAACATAGTGGAGGTTCTAACTCCCCTAGTATTCTTTTTCTAATAGGTTTCATAGTTTCGTGGTTTATATCTATCATATCTCCTTGTATGTTTAATATATAATCATATCCACCTACTAAATCTAAAACAGCACGTTTAGATAATCTATGAGTACCGTTATCAGCTTTACCTGTTTGTATACACCATTTAATTGGTATATGCTTTGCAATACGTTTACTATCAGTGGCAACAAACGTATCAAAGCCCATCATACGTACTTTGTCAAACACAAGACGTATAAGAGGTTCACCATCGAACTTCTTTAACATTTTGTGTTTGATTCTAGTACTATTAAGTCTTGCTGGTATTACTACAGCTATATCTCTCATATTTTTCTACCTGCAGTTCTTCTAATTATATCATCGTGATTAAACTCAGCCCAATATAATTCAAAAGCTACACCATCTTCAACACCTTCAAACTGATGTATCTTACCAGGTTTAACCATAGTAAAATCACCTGCCTCAAGTATTGTTTCATCTACAAGACCTTGATCTTCTTGCCAAACCCTGACAATCATCTTGCCAGACTCTACAAAAAATCCGTTCCATTTAAATCTATGCTCGTGTTCAGAGCATTTAAAT